ACAGCCCGCTCAAAAGTGGACTGTTCAAAGGCTCATCGGCTCAAAGGCTCATCGGCTCAACATATTCAATTCTTCTTTGACATCAAGGTTAATCACCTGATGCCGTTTTGGACATCTGTAATTTTTGCAAAAATACAAATAATTGATCAGACGTGTATCGGGACGAACCGGAAAGGCTCGCTTACCGCAGTGGTCACAATAATACCAACCGTTTTTTACAATTCTGACCCCCTCCTATTATACAATATCTTGTGGCAAAAGAAAAGAGGATTTCTATATTTTGATAGTTTTCCTCTCAAATTTTGCCTACCTTTTGCCGCTTGTATTTGAATGTGCCTTTCGGTACAATATAGCAACTGAAATAAACAGCGCCAGAATCTCACAGCCGATTGTAGCCAAAACGCCGCATACAAAAGGCGGAATATACATCACAATCACTCCCCTATTTTTTATCTTCTGAATCTTTTAATTTCTGTTCGTATTTTCTCATTATTTCGAGATAACGTTTTGAGAATTGCTCATTCAATGCCTTCAACTGCAAAACAGGCCCGCCGTCATATCCATTGCGTTCATGCGTTTTATACCATTCCTCTGTAATTTCCTCCTCCCTCTGCGCCTGTTCTTTCCCGAGCGCCAAAAGTTCCGCTTTTTTAGCCTTTATCAGTTCATCAATATTCATTTTTCCACCTCTGATATTTAATTCCCAATGATTTACGTTTCTCGCGTTTCGGCATCTTTTCGAAACGCCGCGTCTGGTATTGCCCGAATGATGGAGCGGCATGGATGGGGAATTTGGTTGCCGCTGCCATCTATACTGATTGGCGGAACATTGACGCCGAACTTGGCTTCAGTTATTGAAAATATCTGTCCGTTCAAGGCACGGCAAGCATCTGTTGTCACACTGTCAATGACCGCAATAAAGCGATACCTGCTGATCTTCGCATCCTTCATTGCTTTCATCACTGATCGTCCAGTAATAGAGGTCATTTGCTTATCAATTATCCCATGGTGCCCCTGCGGCTCTGATGATGTCGGCTTCGACCGCGCTAAAAGGCGCTTTTCAATATTTTTGAATTTTCTTTGATTTTCCAAGCTGTCAGGATCAAAATGCGCACCGTTCTCCCCTGCCGTTTGATAACGCGCTAAAAGTGTGTCCCGGTTGTACAACGCTTCAATCCACAGCATATTTATAAAGGTCCGTCCAAAAGACGGCGTTACATCTTTCATCCATTCGTTGATATTCTTTTGGCCGGGGGGAACACAACGGCCTGTCCCTGTAATTGCATGTGCATCCTCAAAAGCGATCCTGTATGTATTTTCCGCAATACCCTCTATCATCTGCCCTGTCCGCAAATAAATATCCTGATAATAAACGCTGAACGCCGCCAACAACCAAATTGCAAGAGCTTCACGATTGCGGATTTGCCTGCGATTTTGAATATCACGTACAAGCAGGCGCCAACTGCGTTCATCAAGACCGTTCTGAATCCAGCTTTCTGTTTCACGATGCAACCGGGATACCGCTGTTGGCGTCATCAATTCGTCAAGCTCATCCGGCCGGAATCTGTAAAAAACCTGCGCTGTACGATCCGCAATATCGAGGGATTCAATATATCGCATGAGCGAATCTTCCTGGGCGTCTGCAAAGCGCCAAAATTGTTTACTATACGTTTGATCTGTCATTGCTGCGTTCGCTTTCCGGATCAGTTTCCGAATTGTTTATTGGCATCTCCTGTTGTTCCCCTCGCTGGATTGCCTCGGTGTATTCCGCGTCTTTTTCGGCCTTCACACGCTCAATTTCATCCTTTGCATCAACTTCAATCTGCATTTCGTTGATCGCTGTTTCCT